TGCTGCCGGTGCGAGATTGTGCGGCGACGCTGCCGGCGACGATCCAGCGGGTGCTGAACCTGGACTATCCGGCGGCGCAGTTGCGGTTCGTGGCGGTGGAGGGCGACAGCGTGGACGGGACCTGGGCGCGGCTCGAGGTCTGGGAGGCGCAGGATCGGCGGTTGCGGTTGATCAAATGCGATACGGGCAAGCCGCGGTACGGGTCGATCATCCATGCCGACCGCTTTGCGGGGTTGGCGCAGGTGTTCAACGCGGGGCTGGAGGCGGTCGATTTGGCCTGGAGTACGCATGTGCTGATGATGCCCGGCGACATCGAGTACGGGCCGGGGCTGTTGCGGCGGCTGTTGGCGCACGGGGTGGACATTTTGGCGCCGCTGGTGTGGCTGGGGGACGTGTTCTATGACATCTTCGCGTTTGTGCGCGGGGGGCGGCATTTGACGAATTTTCAGCGGGCGGAGACGCGGGCGCAGGTGGGCGTGGGGTTGGTGGAGATGGAGAGCGTGGGCGGGGTGACGCTGATGACGGCGGCGGTGCTGGCCGCCGGGTGCCGGTACACGGCGGAGGCGGTGGACGTGGGGCTGTGCGAGACGGCGCGGGCGCGGGGTTTTCGGGTGTGGGCCGATGCGGGGACGCACGTTTTTCACCCGGAGCGGGTGATGATTGCGGAGACGCCGGCGCTATGAGTGTAGGCGACGCGATGGTGTTTGTGGGGATGGCGCTGATTGCGGCGGCGCTGTACGCGTGGTGGGGGTGGCCGGCGGCGGCGGTGTGGGCGGGGGCGTGGCTGCTGGTGTTTGGCTACGGCGAGGTGCAGGCGGCGCGCCGGCGGAAGGGCGCATAGGGGCGGACATGGCGAGTTTGGTGGCGCGGTGGCTGGAGTGGCGGGAACATCCGGGCAGTAACATCGACTGGGACCGCTGGTTCGGGCGCGGGACGATGACGCACGCGGGCGTGGACGTGACCGAAGAGGGAAGCCTGGCGCTGCCGGCGGTGTGGGCGTGCGTGAATGTGTTGGCGCAGACGATTGGGATGCTGCCGCTGATCACGTATGCGCGGCTGCCCAACGGCGGCAAGAGCCGGGCGACGGAGCATCCTCTGTACGAGCTGCTGCACCTGACGCCGAACCCGGAGCAGACGAGTTTGGAATGGCGCGAGATGATGGTGGGGCATCTGGCGAGCTGGGGGAACGCGTTTGCGGAGATCGAGGCGGACCGGCGGGGACGGGTGACGGCGCTGTGGCCGCTGCTGCCGAACCGGATGATCGAGGTGAAGCGGGAGAACGGGCGGGTGCGGTACAAATATCGGCTGGAGGGCGGGCAGGAGAAGGTCTTCGCCGATTATCAGATTTTGCACCTGCGGGGGTTGAGCGGGAACGGGCTGGTGGGGTACTCGCCGGTGCGGGTGACGATGCAGGCGATTGGGCTGGGGCTGGCGACGGAGGAGTTTGGGGCGCGGTTTTTCTCCAACGGGGCGCGGCCGGGGGGCATCATCCAGTACCCGGGCCAATTGAGCGATGCGGCCTACAAACGGATGCAGGAGAGTTGGAAAGAGGACTATCAGGGGCTGAGCAACGCCCACCGGATCAAAATTTTGGAAATGGGGGCGACGTTCGAGAAGGTGGGCATCCCGCCAGAGGAGGCGCAGTTCCTCCAGACACGCGAGTTCCAGGCGGAGGAGGTGGCGCGGATTTACCGGATGCCGCCGCACAAGATCGGGCTGTTGAACAAGGCAACTTTCAGCAACATCGAGCACCAGTCGATTGAGTTTGTGACGGATACGATCATGCCGTGGCTGGTGCGGATGGAGCAGCGGTACACGCTGGACCTGCTGACGACGCAGGAACGGCAGCGGGTGTTTGTGGAGCACCTGGTGAGCGGGCTGCTGCGGGGCGACATCAAGGCGCGCTACGATGCGTACGCGATTGGGCGGAGCTGGGGTTGGCTGAGCGCCAACGACGTGCTGCGGATGGAAAACATGGATCCCATCGACGGCGGCGACGTGTATTTGCAGCCGCTGAACATGGTCCCGGCGGGGACGGCGGGGGGAGCCCCAGGGGGGGCCCCACAGAAGGAGACCAAGAGCGCGGAGCAAGACCAAACGGCGCGGGCGTGGATGGCTGAGGCGACGCAGCGGGTGGCGAGGCGGGAGGCGGCGGACCTGCGGCGGTTGCTGCCGGTGTTGCAACGGGGCGACCGGGACGAGTTCAACGCGCGGGTGGACAGGCTATACCGGGAGCTGGCGCCGGCGGCGGCGGATGTGATGCGGCTGCCGCTGCGGGCGCTGGGGCTGACGGACGACGAGGTGCAGGACCGGGCGGCGGGGTATGTGATGCGGCGCCGGGCGGCGGTGGACGGGGCGTTGATGGACACGGGCGCAGAGGGCTCCCCGGCGGGGGCGGTCGAGGCGCTGATTGGCGGCTGGGAGGCGGCGAGCGATGGCTAAGTGGACGGTGGGGGCAAGCCGGAGCTTGCCGCTCAAAGACGACACGTGGGACGGGGCGGCGGCGCAGAAATCGATGTTCGGCGACGGCGACGAGATCGACCAGGCGACGGCGAAAAAGGGGCATTTGGTTTACGACGCGGAGGCCCCGGCGAAGAAGGGGAGCTACAAGCTGCCGTTTGCGCGGGTGATCGACGGGACGCTGACGGCGATCACCGGGGGGATCAACGCGTGTGCGAGCCGGTTGTCGCAGACGGACATCCCGGACGATGTGAAGGAAAAATGCCAGGGGGTGATCGACGCGTACAAGAAGAAAATGGAGAAGATGAGCGCGCCGCGCCCAGAGGCGGGAGCCCCAGGGGGGGCGCGGATGGAGCGACGGTATTTCCCGTTCGAGGTGCGAACGGTCGCGGGCGAGGAAAGCAAGACGCTGGCGGGGTATGCGGCGGTGTTCGACGAGCTGAGCGTGGAGATGTGGGGGTTCCGGGAGAAAATTGCGGCGGGCGCGTTTACGGAGAGCATCGCCGGCGACGACATCCGGTCGCTGTGGAATCACAACACGGATTGGGTATTGGGGCGGACGACGAATGAGACGTTGCGGCTGAGCGAGGACGAGACGGGGTTGGCCGTGGAGATCGACCCGCCGGATACACAGATGGGGCGGGACGCGGTGGTGAGCATCCGGCGTGGGGATGTGAGCCAGATGAGCTTTGCGTTTGCGGTGCTCGACCAAAAATGGGCCATCGACGAAAACGAGCAGTACGTCCGCACGTTGTTGCGGGTGAAATTGTATGAGGTCTCGCCGGTGACGTTTCCGGCCTATCCCGCGACGTCGGTTGCGGTGCGGGCAGGGGAGACGGATCCGGTTTATGGGATTCGACCGCAGGTGCCGGCGGAGGTCCAGCGGGCGCTGGCCGAAGCCGCGTCGGAGCCGTTACGGGCGCGGGCGCGCCTGGCGGCGATGAAGCGACGGCTGCGGATGGCGACGATAGCAGGATAGGCGAAGTGATGCGGGTTGGAGCGGCGGGAAGAATGGCCGCAAAGACATGTCCTGAGCGAAGCGAAGGGGCGCAAAGGGGAGAAGACGATGAAACGTGTGTTGGAGTTACGGCAGAAACGGGCCGGGCTGATCGAGGAGGCGCGCAAGATCCACGAGGCGGCGCCGGCGGAGGGGATGGGCGCGGAGGACACGCAGCGGTTTGATACGCTGATGGCCGAGGCGGAGAAGGTGAACGCGGACATCCAGCGCGAGGAACGGCTGGCGACGGCGATGGAGGACCTGGATGGGGCTGATGATCGCGGCGCGACACGACCCGACCAGGATGGCGCGCCCGGGGGCGGGAGCCCCAGGGGGGGCGCGGGGGGTAAGAGCAAAGAGGAGCGCGCAATCAAGGCGTTCCGGCGCTATTTCACGCCGTGGTTCACGCAGAACTTTCGCGACCTGGGGCCGACGGAGGTGCGGGCGTTGCAGGCGGAACTGGACACGGCCGGCGGCTATCTGCGCCCGCCGATGCAGTTTATCAACGACCTGCTCCAGACCGTGGACGACGAGGTGTACATCCGGCAGTGGGCGACCAAGTTCACCGTGACCAGCGCGGAGAGCATGGGCGTGCCGACGCTGGAGACGGACCCGGCGGACTCGAACTGGACGAGCGAACTGGCGACGGGCAGTGAGGACACGGCGATGGCATTTGGCCACCGCGAGCTGCACCCGCACCCGCTGGCCAAGCGCATCAAGGTGAGCCGCAAGTTGATCCGGGCGGTGCCCAATGCGGACGAATTGGTGCGGAGCCGATTGGCGTACAAGTTTGGCATCACGGAGGAGAAGGCGTTTCTAACCGGGAGCGGGGCGCAGCAGCCGCTGGGCGTGTTTGTGGCGAGCGCGTTGGGCATCAGCACGGGGCGCGATATGAGCACGGGCAACACGACCACGGCGATCACCTCGGACGGGCTGAAGGAGGTCAAGTACAAGCTCAAGGGGCAGTACCACCCGAAGGCGCGCTGGCTGTTCCACCGCGACGGCGTGAAGAATATCGCCAAGCTCAAGGACGGCGAAGGCCAATATATATGGCGGCCGGGGATCACCGAGAACGAACCGGACATATTGCTCGGTCGACCTGTGTTTATGAGCGAGTACGTGCCCAATATCTGGACGGCGGGGCTGTATGTGGGCATGTTCGCCGATTTCAGCAACTACTGGATCGCGGACGCGCTGACGCTGGAATTCCAACTGCTGCAGGAGCTGTATGCCGAGACGAACCAGGTGGGTCTGATCGGGCGGCTGGAGTGTGACGGGATGCCGGTGATGGAAGAGGCGTTCGTGCG